CCACAATAGGAAAGCGCAGAAACTACGTCCGAGGCGTAGTCTGTGGGTATGATGATATCATCACCATACACCCAGATGTCGCGACCAGGTTCAAGCATTGCCTCAAGAGGCTCTGCAACAGACCGGAGGTTGCGAACAGCAAGGATGATCGCCAAAAATATGGCGGTCTCCAACTCGAACGTAAAACCGTTACCCATCGAACTGAATTTCTCCAGCTTCACCCATCGCCCTCGAAAGAGGGTCATAGGCGAGCGGAGGGAGTCTAAAAGCTCCCACCAGTCGTTAGGGAGCAGCAATTTAACCAAGTTGCTGCAAACGGTATCACTGGCACTCGAGAGGTCAAGTGTAGCATAACAGCCATGCGTGCTGGCCTCACAGGCGACCCGCCTGTGAATGTCCTGCCCATGCGTCAAGTCGATGTTAACATGACGCTTGAGTGCGTTCCTCATAGCCCTCCCGAGGGAGAGCTGGAAGAAGACATTGATACTAGGCTCCACGGCAATGCCGCGGTCTTTAGTACAATCTTTAGGTACCGTTGTGAAACGGTTACCGCGCACACACTCTATCTCCCGTCCCTCTGCCGCACAGGCTTTCGCCCAGGCGGTGGAGCTCCATGGAAAGAGCCACCACAAAGCAGAGGGGGTCAGGGTAGGTCGAGAAGACATCTTATCGGGCACTGTGGTATACAGCCCCCTGTCGCCATAGGTAGCTCCGGGACCAAACCGACCTTTCAGGTCAGAAGGGACACGACCGAGCATCTTCCGCATCTCTTTACGCGCCTCGGCGATAAGCCGAGAACACGCCCCTTCAGGAGTTTGATAAACGTCGTTTGATCGATCGTAATCATTCTCGAAGAGGTGAATGTGAAGTCTGTCGTTGGAGCGCTTGCATTGCCTTTCAGCTTCGATGAACCCATCTTCAGCAACAAGTTTCTTGTCGATGGTGGTGGGTAGATCGGCGCATTTCCGTATAAAGGATACGGAGGCGGCGTCGCGGAAATAGCTTTCCGCGTCGTCATATGCAAGAGGATTCACCTTGATTTTCACAAGGTCATCCCACCTTTGATTCTTTAAATGATCTTTGCAGGTCATAGACAAAGGTGTGGCGAGCGCGTCAAGAAGTTTGACGTACACTCTCTCCAAATCACTTGGAAGAGATTTTTGCATAGATGGGATCCTTTGGTTCGAACTCTAAGCGACTTACGTCGCTGCGAATCCTTCGGTACCTTGGGACTTATTCAACGAAGAAGCCACCAGGTTAAAACCCTGATGAATCATTTCGTTGATCTCCGTCTGGGGCATCGACTGCGGAACGGTAGCTGTGAAGCTAATCGATCCGCGGTTGACGACCGTGATGGAGCCATCGGCTGCAGTCGCAGTTTGAGGATAGGAAAACACGCCCTCGAGGCGGCGAACAGTGTTCGCTTTATTCGGGGTGGCTTTCACACGGAGCTCGGCCTTATGGGCCGGCGCCGCTCCAACTGGCGAACGCCAAATTGCGGGATTTACACCGCTTGACGGCTGAACGGCGGCATAGATAATATCCGTGGTGCCATCAGCTTTTTTGACTGTAATTGCAGTCTGTGCGGGCATTACGCCCTCCTTGGTTAATTAGTCCAGAAATGCTCGGGGAGAACACCGTTCCTAAACGGTGAGCGCTTCCGAGAATATCCAGATCGCCCTTCTTCGACTAACTGTCGGGGGAAGCGCTGGAACAAGAGGGATGCGGCTGCTAGACCGCGCCTCGGGGACAAGACCCAGGGGTCTCGTATGCGAAGTGTGGGGCCAGGAAAAGCCCCAGTCATCCGTCTACAATAGATACCATAACCGCGGCACAGATCAACCCAGTTCTGTCGACCAGAATTCGAATTATTACAATTCGGAGACTGTTGGATAGGCTGTGAAGTCTGGAACACGGCAAGGTTTCTCTGGTAGAACTGGAGTCGGGTAAAAACTGTTCTCTGCTGGTTCGAAAGGTCGATACCAGCAAAGTCCGTAAACGAAGAGAGAAAATCTCCCACGTTGGCGAACCAATCCAGCACAAAGCTGAAAGGAACAAGTTCCCACCCGATAGTAGCGGGGTTGATTAGACCCAGCTGAGACGCCAATGCCAAGTTCGGATTGGACACTGACATATCCGCTCTCATTGCAATTTTCTGGCGATACGCACGTTTTATCTCAATCTTATGATACATGTCGGTTGAGGGGTCATGCCCCTCCTCGAAATAATCATCAGACCAAGGTAAGTTGTACGTCGCGTATATGCGATGAGGAAGGTACGGTGAGGACAGCGCTTCCGCTGCCTCATGTATGTCCTTCATCAACGGACTCCACCCGAAATGAAATTCGAGGTAGAGGGAACTAAGGTCGCGTATTCTCTCACGAGAAGACGGATCGGAATAATTCCGAGCCAGACCACGATGAGTGTTAGGAAGCCCTCTAGGAGGGCGACTAAGACCTAAAGTGGTTGCGGCCTCGCCGAAACGTCCACGGGCGAATTGATGCGTGAAACGGGCGACTTGGAACAGACGATTGCTCATCATGTTCATTGCCTCCCGGCCCTCGGCTAACGCAACACCCAATTGGACTTGATCTCCAAGCGCATTTTTAAAACGCTTATAGACTTCATTGTAGATAGCTGAGTTCTCGTCTACCGAAACCGGTAAATCGTTAATATCAGCTTCCTGCCATGTTGTCGGACTCATGTCACCACACCCCACCGTTTTCTGATGTGACCTTTCGGTCATATGCCGTTTCCGGTAGGTGTAGGCAAGAGGGAGATTAAAAGGTTTTCTCTGTCGATACCACTCTCTATAGACCTCGAAATTGGGATTTCCAGGTCCGTTATAAGAGTAGTTCGTATCAGTGTAGGGACCAGTGATTGGTGTAGTCAATTTGATATCCAGTATTAAAAACACTAGAGACCCAGACAGACGCACCGATAACCGGTATACACAGCCATCGCAGAAGATCCCCGTGAGGGGAACTAGGCTTAGGAAGCCAGCCGATGGAGCATTGCGATTCCTTTTGGGGCCCTAGCAGGCCCAGTCGCAAAGCAGAGGCTCATCTTTCCATTTCCATGCTAACACAGGTCGTGTAAGCAGGAAAGATGTCCAACTTTCATCCACCTTTAACACCACCAAGAGTTCTGGCAAGGTCACGAAACTCGCGTTTCATGCCCTCAAGTTCCGAAAGGGTCATCTTTTCAGCGTCGTCTTGCGACGGCGCGGTCAAAGAGCTCGCACCCCCACCGGCCTCATTAAGAGACTGGACGAGGATGATGATCTCCGCGAGCAGGTTATGCTTGCGAATCGTTTCAGAAGTTTGAGTAGCCATAAAGAACTCCGATATGGTAACAAAGGCTATAAAAGGATCCCGGAAGACTCCCCTCAATGGGCATCCTGACACCTTATTAGGGTGGTTCGGCTAGACGAACTGTCAGGCAATGCACTTTTAGGA